AAGCGTTTTAGCGAATGTCTGCGACGCTGAAACATTTGCAGAACTTAAAATATTCAACCGACTTGAAACTTGACCTAAAGCTCGTTCAAAACCACTTAAATCGGCTTTTATATTGACAATGATGTCACCAGCGTTGAAAGCCATTATGCCCTCTTTTTCATTGACTGCGTTGACTGCAACTTGCTTTTCAACATTTCGATGCCTGCTAAATCAGGTTCTTCGTTTCCATAGCGTGCATCGCTGTCGATTAGCGACTTGAATTGATCCATCAATCCGTTAAGACGAGATTTTCTCGGATCGATGTTGTACATCGGTTTCGGGTCATTGGCTATTGCAAGCATCATAATCGCTTCTTCAGCTTGCATTTTTTCAATTTGATTGGCGAATGCTATTGCAACGCTCATCGGCATTGAAAGAACTTCTGTGTAACCGAACCCGAAGAATCGAGCAAGCCGTGCGATTACTTTAATATAGCTTGCTCGACTTCTTTTGGGCTTTGTGCTTCTTCTGAAATGTTTTGCAAAATCTTTCTTAACTGTGTCGTAGTTGCTTGCATCACATCTTCAATGCCTTTTGGATCTTCCAAAATTGCTTCAAAGAATGTTTTGATTTCAGATAGCTTGCCTTGACCGACGATGATTTTTTCAAGTTCGACAAATTGAGCTAAAGTCGGTTCTTTGACTTTGAACAACTTGCCTTTTAGTTGGAATTCCACCAACGCAGGTTTGATCTCATCAAGATTGATCATTTCCCATTCCTCCCAATTATTTATTTACTTTTAGTCAGTTGAATCGCCGATAATCGCCAAGTAATTGCCATTTGATTTGGTTTCATCAACCAAAGCAATGAATTCGACTTCCCAGATTCTTTCTTCATCGATTTTGTGTGGCATCGGGACTTCAGAAATTGCAATACCTTTGTGAATAACGATGTCGTGTGCGCCAGATGTGCCTTTTGGTCTGAACAGCATCTTTTCAGCGGCCGCTAAACCTGAAGCACCTGCTTGTTTACCAATTTTGATGCTCGTGGTTGAAGTTAAAGTGCCGAATGGAATCGCTTTCTTGATCTGATCGTATTGCCATTCTGCGAAAAACGCTTTGACTTTGAATTCTTCACCGATTAAAACAGCATCAACAGGGCTTGAACCATATTCATCGACGGTCACCATATGAATGTCTGGTGTATAGGTAACTTCAACGCCGCCTTTTGTATGACCCATCGCTTTACCGCCAATTGTTACATCACATTGTCCGATTTCTACTTTTGTGGCATCTTTAGCCATTTAATCCTCCTCTCATCTTATCTTTAGATGAAAGTTTATTGAAAATTCATCATTCCCATTTTCATCTTGCCCGATATGTGCAGGAAAATCTTGAATCGCCTGCGAATAAAGGACATGATAACTGGTTAAATCGTATTTGTTTTTTCCATGCAACAAATCTCTTAATTCTTTACCGATCGCTTCGCCGTCAGCATACTTCGTGTTGCGAATGATAATCTGAACCGTTATGTCCATTATAGCAGATATCTCGCCCGTGCTTTCAAGCCCCCCCGTCTGATATAAGGTAATGCAATTCACTTTTTTTGTTCTGTCTGGTTGCTTGCTCAAAAAAATATCAACATTGCGTTTATATGTCGTGTTGTCTTGAATGTATTTTGCCAATTCTTGTAAAAAAATCATGTTTAGCTCTTGTTTTTAATATTAGTTGATAAGATTAAACCAAGTTTTGACACCATTTCCTTTGCAGGATTTTCCAAATATTTGCCTTGTCGCCCTTTTTTGAACTTATATTCAGGGTGTTCATGCAATCGATGAGCATAAGGCGTATGATAGCCAACTTCGAAATTTGCAAAGCCGACTTTTCTGGTGTTACCAGATCGCTGAAGCGTGCCTTTGTCGTGCGGTACGATCTTTCTTGATCGTCGCAAAACTTCGTCGGCTACTTTTCCAATTGTTTTATCAGTTTCGCCAGAAATAATATTGCCGATTTTTTTTAAGTTTCTTTTGACTTCATCTGCGCCATTATTTATCGCCATCGGTAAATCTCAAAAGAGCTTCTTTGTGATGAACTTTTCCCTTTTCATCGGTTAAGATGTTCACGGCATAAACTGAATAAGTGTCAATTTCGTCTGTTACGATGTCCTTTTCAGCGACTTCTTGATCGCCTTTTAGAAATATTGTGCCGTTGCAGATAATATCTTGACCGCTTTCATCTTTTAATATCTTGGTTTGTTTTTCCAAGCGACAACTGATTTTTTCGTCAAAAGCGAAGATCGGTTTTCCGAATTCGTCAAACCCTGTTTTTCTTTTAATCCATGCGATTTGATTTAGTAATTCGTTCATTCTATTATTCTTCCTGTTTTACTTATGAAATTTGCTAAATAAGTCATGACTTTAGGTGGTAAAAAGATTTCGCCTTCGTTTTTGAAAAAGTTTTTCGAAAAGTTACCGATACGATAGCTTTGAACTCTTGGATCGTGATCTTCTTTGTCTTTGCGTTGCAGTATCCACAATGCGAGTTCATAAACTGCATATTTGAAACTTCTTGGAAGTTCACGAATAAGCACAAACTGACTTGTCGAATCGCAAGCGACAGGCATCGCTTCAAATGTGATTGTGCCAGTTGAAACATCGAAGTCGGTAATTATTCGCACTTCATTTTCATTTGTGCCTTCAATAATTCTTATGGCGCCATTATTCCAGTAATCATCAATGTAAAGTTCGTCATCGATCAAACCTGCGTCAACTATCGTGGTCGTGTTTCCGCTGTCTGCTTGACCTGTTACTTCTTCATGACCGACGATCGGCATTTTTAACGCTTGATCAGCGTATAACTTATCGTCATGAAATCTGAAGTTGTTGATAATTTCAGTCGCTTTGATCAGCGATCGTTTCTTGTCGTCATCTGATGCGTTTGACCAATCTTCAATATCAAAAGAGTTCGCAAAATAATCTTCTGCTTCTGTAAGAGAAACAAACGAATTTGCAAGTTGATGTGTTAAGGGGTAGTTAAAAGTTAAGCTCATTTAATACTCCGTCAATAGTTTCCCAAAATCTATTTGGAGCATTTTCCGTTTCCTTTTTTATCATAGCATAATTTTGATAATCCCAATTGTATGATAACGCCCCGATGCGATCTTTTTCAACTATTAAGGAACAACCGCAAAGATATGCTTCCATGACAGAACGCCCGAACGGTTCACGCCAATTCGGCAAATGAATGAAATATTCATGGCTTGAATACGCTTTGATCTTTTCTTCGACGGTGTTTAGTTGACCTCTGTAAGCACAATTTTTAATGCGATTGATTGCCAAGATAATATTGTGATCATGATTGCCGTAAAAATCGAAAGTCAGATCAGCGTGTTCTTGTGCATATTGTAAAACTCTTTCAAGTCCTTTTGGCTTTGAAAAGAAACCAGTCCAAATAACAGAATTTTTGGAACGATCTGCTTTTAATGCACCAAAATCAATCACTGGTGACGGAATAAATATGACATTCGGGCATTCAAACTTAATTTCTTGATAATGCAAAGGCGACAAAAAGATGCTTTTTTTTGCGTTCAAAAATGGATTTTTGTGATTTGAAACGCTTTCGTAATCATGTTCATATCTGACAAACGACACATTGTCGCAAATCCATTGAATATCGTTTTGACTGAACTTCGTAATATTATTCGTGATCACAAGATCAACTTTCAATAATTTTTCAGTATCAAAATCGTCAGGTCGCACTTCGATGATCTTATGACCTTTTGCACGCCCTGCTTTGATCATCACATCGTTTGTTTGCTGTGCGCCACCGAAATGTTCACTTAAAAATTGATCGGCAACCCATGCGATTACAGCCATTTTACCCTCGCAAGTAATGCTCTTTTTGTTTTAATAGTTGCAATTTCTGCACCTTTGAAACATTCGTAGATATCTTCTTGCGTTATCAAGCACTTGTGCGAATCATAATGTTCGTTGCGTTTCAAATCTTCGGTGTAAAATCCGATCGGCGTTGAAATAAGATGTGTTTTTGCTTTCATAGCGTTTCGTTTCATCACTTCGATTGCTTGATCATGTTCAAGATGTTCTAAAACATCAATCCATAACGCTAAATCGAAATGAATGTTCAAATTCGTCTGTTCTATTTCTTGAACCATGATGATGTCATAAATATTGCGTTGCAATTCTGTGATTCCGTCTCTGAACGCTTCAATTCCTGTTAAAATGACTGAGTGCTTCTGACCGTCTAAAAGTTCAGGTCTTATTTCAAGATATTCTTTCGTCAAAAAGCCGTATTTACCATGACCGAAACCGATATCGACGACTGTTTTGGGATCTTCTTGAATGATCCATTCAAGAATTTGTGGAATGTTTTCATAATGACTGGTCATTAAAACTCACTTTCAGCTTGCGTTCGCTTATTATTTCTTTTATTTGAATTCGTGCTTTATCTGCTTTGATTATTTCGATGTCGCCATTCAGTAGCGGTTGGATATGATCGCATTTTACCGACCAATCGATGATCGCTTTGTAGCCCAATTTTGTGATGTCAAACGGAAATAGCGTGTCGGGCCCTGCAAAGCTGTTTCTGCCGTCGCCAGTAAATTTAATCTGTTCGAATATCTTTGAATCGCAGACGAAGCAGAAAAACCCTCCGCCTGTGATTTCTTCTGTGCCAGAATGCTTCAGTTCTTTGCTTTTCATGCTTATGATATGACCTTGTTCGTTCGTCATTAGATCCCACGCACCCACAAATCGATCTGTGGAACGAGCAATTTCAGTTCCTTGAGCCATTCTCACATCGTCGTTCAAATGTGCTTTCAGACGGCTTATAGCGTCATCTGGTGGGATAGTATCGTCTTCGACCATTGCGTAGTAAGGCGTTTGTAAGAATTTCAGCGATTCGTTCATATTGTCGGCGATTACTTGCCAACGCTTCGGTCCCGCTTCTAAAACACGATCACAATCAATGTTGACATACATCGTATCGCCCCATTGATCATTGACTTTCTTCAGATAACCGATCAATGCGTTGCGAACAAACTGATTATGACTATTATCCATGAAAACCAATCTTGTTTTTTTCTTATCTAATTTCGCACGATCAAGCCATTCAAGATAGCGAAAGATTGAAAATTCTCGTGAAAAGGGTGTGAAAAGCGTAAGTTCAAGATTATTTTGTTCCATCAATTATTTTTCCTAATGCTTTTTGTGATTGTTGAACAAGAAAGTGAAAGTTAAACACTAAATTTGGTTCGTAAATCTTTTCTTCTCTTGCCGTGTTAAGCACTAATTTTTCAAAACTTTTGTAATCGCCATATTTTGCCATTCGCATAAACTTTGCTGTGCCTGCGACTTTTGCGATTTCATGTGCGATCGGATAATCGTAGAACACGACAGGCATTCCGCAAGCCATTGCTTCGATTATCCACATGCCGAAACCTTCGAACTTCGACGAATTGATCATGAATTTGCATTGCTTGAACAGTTTGAACTTTTCGTAATCTGAAATGCTGTTGTGAATGACGACACGATCTTGAAGTTCGTATTTTGCAAGCATCTTATTGATCACATCTTGATTGAAAGCAGATGTTACGATCTGCAACTTCCATTTTTTCGGAAGTTTTGCAAACGCTTTGAAGTTTTCTTCGAAATTCTTGCGATTGACAAATCGACTGACATAAGCAACCCAATTCTTGCGTTGCATATCTGGAACAGCCGATAAAACTCTTGAATTGACTGTTGGATAAACGACTTCGAAATCATCGTCTTTTTTATGTAACCACGCTTTTGAATATTCTTTTGTCATTTCCGAAATCGCAAATATCTTAATGTTTTTTGCTCGTCTTATCGCAGTCGCCATTGACGCAAAATATTCTTGTTCCATATTGTAATCTTCGGGTACGACTTTTTTGATGTATGGAACAGCATCAAAAACAAAACAAATGACTGGTTTGTTGTATTTCTTGCCAAGTTCGATCGCTCTTTCGTTGCCAAATGTCGGATAGCTGATGTAAAGATCGGCTTCTGGTATATCAAGCGGTTGTTTGAAATTCTTAATCAGATTGACTTCTAAATCTTGATAAAGCGAAAAATCTCGTGCAAAAGACGGTTCACGATTTGAATAATATTTGACTTCCCAATCGTTCAATTTTGCAAGATCAAGTAATGCCTTTGAAAACATAAAACCGAAATATCGACCGCCAGAATAGAACTGACAGTTTTCTTCGATGATAGCGATTCTAAATTTACCGATCGGATTCTTGATCACTTGAATTTTTGATTCTTCTTCTTTATTCTTTAGAACCCAAAAACCGAATTCTTTGATATGCTGATCGATCTTTTCTTGTTCAGTCGCCGCATCAAAACCGATCTTTTTACCCTTTTTGTTGATTAGCCAAATCATGAAAAACCTCCGATAACTTTTTAGCCGTATGACGATAAGTGTAATTTTTCGCCGCATATTCGGAAGCGATTTGACCCATTTTTTTCATCTTTTCTTGATTGTCATAAGCAAATCGCATTTTCCTTGCCAAATCTGAAATAGAACACTTGACCATTCGACCGCAATCTTCACCCTTGAAATGAGCATAGATCGCTTTTATCTTTTGACTTTTAACTTTAAGCATGCACTTTTTATTGTAATATTGTGCGATTCCGTGTTTGTTCGGCGCAATAACTGGAACGCCTGTCGCCATAGCTTCAAGCGGTGGAATACCCAATCCTTCGCCACGACTTGGAAACACGAAACAATCCGACTTTTTAAGCAAAGCGTTCATTTCGTAATCGTCATAATCGGCGACGATTGTTTTCATTTGCGGATACAAATGTAGCGGTGGAATCAATTTATTGCTTTCAGTCGTCTTGAAAATGATTCTGACAGGTTCATCTTTTTTGAATGCCTTTTGAAACGCCTTGAAGACCTCGTGCCAGCCCTTTCTGACTGTGAAGCTGTCATAATGCAGAAATACGAATAAATCTCGTTCTGGACGATTGTAGGGCTTGTATATTTCGCTGTCGTAGCCTAAAGGCACAACTTCGTTGTCAAAACCGTGTTTGAAGAAAACTTCAGAACAAAACTTGCTTGGCACAAGTATTTTATCAGCTTCAGGTAATGGTGCGACAAATCTTGGCGGTAATTTGTTTGATTCGAACATCGTATAAAGAACTTTGTAATCTGCTTTCAATTGATAAATAGAAGCAGGCATTGCGTAGCACAAACCAAATTTACGATGAACATCGTCTTCAATTAAGTTGAGTCCAAATTCTTTGCAATATTTAATAAGAGCTTGCTTTGAACGACCGTAGCCATTCAATCTGTCATTTTTTGTGGATAAAAATGTAACATCGATCATTTTCCCTACCTTATTTAGTCCTATGGTACAGGTAAAGAGGTCCGAAGACCTCTCATACCTATATCTTAGGAAAGAATTTCAACAGCGAATTCATCCATCTTGACGGCGCAACCGTAAAGGACATCGATCGTGCAAAGAACGGCCATTGACTTGTGGTCATAGGAGTAAATTACACGAACGGCAATACCAGTTTTTTCATCAACAAGCGTGTCAGCGGCGATCACGCCAGCAGGCGGAATCGGTAGCGGACGCATTGCCAAGACGAAAGCATCAGGAGCAAACAAGACATTGCGAGTGGTAACAGGAGATGAACCTGAAGTTGGCATTTGAGTATCAACAAAGATATCCATGCCATAGCGTCGACCTAATGATGCTTCTTTCAAAGCAACACCGGCATCATCCAACCAAGCGGCTGAAGTGAACTTTTCTTGCTTTAACAGATATGCTTCATCTTTTGGCGAAATGACAGCATATTTTCGTTCCTGAATCGGGACATTGTTATCGATCAATTCTTTGCGTGCGTCAATAAGCATGTCGGGAGTGATAGCAACGCCAGCGGAACCGACTTGATCAGTCGTTGAAGTGATCAAAGCTAACAAGTCAGCATCAACCTGATCAGCTAATCTCTGAAGACCCTGTTTCGCATAACCAGGCAAAATGTCGCCACTACCTGAAATGGCACGAGCCGAATCTTCCAAGCCGAAAGCAACATATTTGTGTTTGTTAAGCGTTAAGGCAACCGCATCATCGTTTGGTTTATCAATAGTGATGTCGGTGTTTGCTGATTTATCTCGAACAGTAACATTACCATATTTAGGAATGGTTAAAACTTCGCCTTTTTCTCTGAATTCTGTGCCTACATTTTTTGAAACCAAAGCAGGCATGATCGAATATTCTCGAAGATAATTGATCGCTTCTTGTGCGACGATTGTCGGTGTGAAAGCATCAATGCTTCCTTTGTCGATATGATTATTTGCCATTGCAACCTCAATCTTGAATAATCTTGCCTTCCTTTTGAGCTTTTAAGATTGCATCACGATTCTTTTGATAGAATCCTGGATCTCTTAATTGGCTCGCCGTGAAAGTTTGACTATTATTTTGAGAAGAATCTGCAGGCGAAGAACCACCACCAATGTCATTGGTCTTGCGACCGAATAAATACGGCTTTGATGTCTTTAATTCGTCGATCAGCGTTTGAGCCGCCGCCGAATCAACATTGCCGTCTTTATCGACTTGGATTTGCGAACCGATTAAGGCATAAACATCATTGGTGTCGTTTGCCCCGGCTTTGCTTGCCAAATCTTTGACAGATACTTGCTTTTCTTTTTCAGCAAGTTGGTTTTTTAATGTGATTACTTCCTGTTCTTTCTTCTCGGCTAATTCTTGAAACTTTTTCCCTTCTTTCAACTTTTCTTCTTCTTCTTTCGTTTTTGATTCTTCGATGTCTTTCAGCTTCTTTCTCGTTTCAGTCAATTCAGATAAGATACCTTGTTTTTCTTTTTTCCATGCTTCGGTATCGTCGCCTTTGTCATTACCCGCAGGCGCATCGGGCTTTTGATCTTTTTTGTCAATCTGATCTTGATCGTCAGCTTTGTTTTTCGGTTGCTGATCGCCGTTTGGAGTTTGATCGTCAGCCATTTGAAATCTCCTTTGCATAAGTTTTACGACATTCGAGGTCGATTTTTATTAAATATCTGCTAATTGTGAATGATACGGTGTGATCGTATGACGGCAATTAGGGTGAAACAGTCCGCCTCCGATGGCTTCATCTAATAGTTTATATCCCTTTGTTGCGCCTGTCAAACTATACACTTTTCCTTGATACGGATAGCATACAGCTGAACTGTCAGGGTGACTTGAAACTTCGACTAAATCATAGCCGTTTTCGATCATGCGATTTGATACGCCTGCATTGTGAGCTTGCACCGCCTTTGTTCGTGTCAGCATTTCTGCGTAGTTGTCCAATTGCCAGCGTTTGCCTGCTTTATCCGTCAACGCTTCAACGCCTTTAGCTTTAAGATTTTTGACTAATGTTTCGGTGTTTTGCTTTAATGTTTGACCTTCAATCGCACCTTTGGCTAAATCAATTCTGATTTGCAGTTTCAACGCTTCGTCAACCGATCTGCGACTTTCTTTTCTGACAATATCCATTGCTTTAGCAAAATCCAAATATGAATCTTTTGCGATTATTTCAATCGCATCTTTATGAATCTGCGTGAAACTTGTCGCTGTCAACTTGAAGCCGTTTTCTTTCAATTGATTTTCGGCTGTTTGTAATCCGTCTTTGTAAATTACAGGAAGTTTCGCTTGCAACCATTTGACTGTTTCTTTATCCAAGCCCTGCAAAACTCCTTCAATTTCTCGCAATATCGTGCGGTTTCTTGACACTTGAACAGGCGTAATATTCTTTTGCATTTTAAGAATGTCTAAATAAGCCGATTTGTATAAATTGACCAGTTCGGCGATCCATTTGTCGGGAAATCCGTCTGTTAATGCCATTCAAACCGCCTTTATTTATTCTTTTTGTCGTTCATCATTTGATCGTCTGATTTGTCAGTATTGTCAGCGCCTTTATCGTTTGCCATGTCTTGATTATCGATGTTTGTCATGCCGGGAATCCCGGAAGCGGGCGTCGGCATTGTGTTCGATTTAATTTTTTCGATTTCTTCTTGCACTTCTTCGTCTGAAAATTCAGGGTGTCGCTGTTTGACTGCTTCTTCAATGCTCATCTGATCAGATCGAATCAAGATTTCGTTTGTTTCTGCTTCTTCTCGTTCGTCTTGTGGAATACCGTCGTTCCATTTGATATTGATTTCAGCGTTTTTGACACCTTCTAAAGCCAATGCGGCTTTGAATATTTCTTCCAAAGCGATGTTGTAATATCTTTGCTTGCGTTTGATCTTCGCCAATGTTCGCAAAAGTTTGAATTTTAATGCACGACCTGATTCTGCGACACCGCCTTTGTCAGTTCCGAAGATTCCTTGTGAAATTTCAGACGCTTTTAAGATCATTTCTTCCAACACTTCGATTTCTTTAAAAGCAAAATCAAGTTTTGCGTCCCAAACGATGTATTCTGGTTTTTGTTGCGTTTCAGAAGTGATTTCAAACATCTTTAAGTTGCCACGCTTAACTTGACCTTTTTCGTCAAGAACGCCCTTTGGAACAGCAAGAATCGGGTCTGAATGTCTGTTTTGAACTGACGAAATTCTTGAAACACGATTGTTGATTGCTTTGAATAAATCTTTCAAATCGTAGTAATCGCTTAAACCAAAATGCGTATCGACTTTTTTGAAGTTAGGAATCAATCGAACAAGTATTTGATCAATGCCAGTATCGACGACTTCATCTAAATTGTCATAAAGCAGTTCAAGCGGCACTTCATAATCCAATTTATCGTCTTTGATATGAAATAATTTATTATAGATTTTTCCGACTTCGTGAATTTCGACACGAAGATATCTTTCATCATTGAAGTGTCTGATCCACGCTAAACCGACACGCTTTAGTTCGTTGACATTATCGGGATCAATTTCTGGAAAATAGATATCAGGTGAACTATATTCGATAAAAGACCCAACGCCGTCTTTGTAGCGTGCCTTGATGACAATATCGCCCTTGTAGCTTTGAGCCAAAGCACTTTCCGCATTTTTAGCGTCTAAATTAGAACGGCTGATGATTTCTTTGACTTTCTTGTCTATGCCAGGTTCAGACGACATCACTTCAATCGGTTCGCCAAATAGAAAATCGGCGCATGTTCGTGAAATGATACCAGCGTAATTGCAAGAAATATAATCATCAACAGGCGACAAACCTTGCGAAAGCTCAATGTCGTGTTTCGGATTAAAAACTTCCTTATGTTTGCCTAAAAATAATAGTTCATTTTCTTTATATTGCTGTAATCTGCCGAGATCGTCTTTCGGCGGAAACTGAATGTCTTTTTCCCCATTCATCAATTGTTGTATGAACATCACCACCCCACAGGTTTTTGACTAAATGTTCTGACATTTTCCTTGAACTGGGCGACCATAGCGTTTGACCAAAAGCTGTCGCCGTGTCCGTCTGGATTTTCAAGCGCCTTGAGGTCATTATTTACCATCAACATTTGTTGTATTTGTCTTTCATCGTCAATCAGCTTTATTTTACGAGTTGCTATTAGTTGTTGCAAGTCAGAAGCCATAGCGGACATCTTTTTTACCGTAAATATAATCGGAATCATTTCGCTTGGCAATGCCCCATTTTCTCGCAATGTTTCAAATTCCCCTCTTGTTGCGTCGTAATATAAATAATCGATACGCAAATTCTTAATCGCTTCTTTGACATATTCCAATTGCGTCGGGCGTTCTGGTATGTATTCATGACCATTCGTATAATCCCAATGCAGAAACCACTTTGTCGCAATTTGTTTCAAGTTGCCTTGTTCATCTTGCAAGAAGACGCTGAAATGACTCGGGTGAACACGCTTCCCAATATCCCAACCAGCGACGACATTGTAACCGATTAAAAATTCTTCTGGTAATTTAGTGAAGCAATCAACATTATGCAAAGTTCCGTCGATGCAGTTGCGAAGTTCAGGTTCTTTCAAATAGCTATCTTCTGAAAAGACAGGCGAACACATAAATTCTTGATTGAAGACACGATCATCGTTTAGATCGGCTTTTTTCTGCATCAGCTTGTCAAACGGCCAGTACTCGGGCCATATCGTTTCTTTATGTTCGTAGCTTATGATCGCAGGCATAATTTTGACTGAAAACGAACCGCCTGATTCTTTACGCATGCCAGGTTCAAAGAAAAAGTCATAATTTGTCTGTGGTGTGCCTACAACATGACAAATGCCGTGATCTTTGTGCGGCATTGAAAGAATCTGCGTCTTAAAAATATTGTTGATCTTTTTAATCAATGTCGGTTGCAATTTGTTTTCAGGGTCTTGAAAAGGGTCATCGACATAAACGCCGTCGCAATGAATGCCACGCTTAAAAGCCAACAAGCCCTTTGGTTCAAGCGAATAAAACGATTTGCCTGTCCATGTAACTTTTAGCACCGATTCGGCTTGTTCTTTGATATCAATCAAATCGCCAAACCACGGATTGACGCTAATCAAAGATTTGATCTTGCGTATGTGATAACCAGCCATTTCTTGGTTGAACGAAAAGTAATGTTCTTCGACCGACTTTTCTTTTTCAAGCATCTGCCAAATGCGCCACATGACAAAAGCATAAAGCGAAGTCGATTTGAAGTGATCACGAGCAGAAACACGCATCGTGTTGCGGTTGTTTGATAAGAACGCACAAACAATTCTTAAATAATCGCCGTCAACGAATTCTTCGAAAGACGCACTAAAAATGTATCTGACGAAGAAATGAAAATCGTCAATTGCTTTAACCGCTATCGCAAGATTTTTCGGATCATTTCGATTGATTGTTTCCTGTATTGGAATCATCTAATTCCTTTAGTTTATTTCTGACTTGTGAAATCATCGACGGATCAAAGAAACTGTGTTT